GGCCTCACCGGGGAGGCTGCCGGTGCTCCGTCGGGAGCTTCCGCCGGGCCTGTGAAGGCGGGGGCGGCCGCGATCGTCGTGGACGTCAGCGGCAAGGTCCGTGAACCGGGGATCCACCGGCTGCCGGCCGGTTCGCGGGTGGCGGACGCGCTGCACGCGGCGGGCGGGGTGAAACCGGGCACGAACACCGACGGGCTCAACCGCGCCCGGTTCCTCGTGGACGGCGAGCAGGTGATCGTCGGGGGACCGGCTCCCGTCGCGGGACCCGCTGCGGGCGGTACGGCGGCCGGTGGCCCGGCCGGTGCGGCGGCGGGCGGGGTGGCAGCCCCGGCGGCTCCGGTCCCGCTCAACACGGCCACCGCGGACCAGCTCGACACCTTGCCGGGTGTCGGCCCGGTGCTGGCCCAGCACATCATCGACTACCGCACGCAGCACGGCGGCTTCCGTTCCGTGGACGAACTGCGTGAGGTGAACGGCATCGGCGACCGCCGCTTCGCCGACCTGCGGAACCTCGTACGGCCATGAGGAGCCTGTCCGGCCCGCCGTCGCGGCAGGACGAGGCCGCGTCCGGTCTCCGGCCCGCCCGGTCGTCCGTGCACGCTTCCTCCGGCACACGCCTCGGCGCCGCCCGTCCACGCCAGGAAGGCCCGACGGACCTGCGGCTCGTGCCACCGGCCCTCGCGGCCTGGGGCACGGCGGCGCTCCTGCTCGACGCGGCGCCGGAACGGGTCCTCGGCATCGTGATCGGCTGTCTGGTGGCCGTCGGACTGCTGCCGTTGGCCCGGCGACGCCGGACGGCGTCATGGCCGCGGGCCTCGGCCGCCGCCCTGCTGCTGTGCGTCGCCGCGGCTGCCGCCTCGGCCGGGCTGCACGGGGCGGATCTGCGCCGGGGGCCCGTGCCCGGCCTGGCGCGGGAGTACGCGAGGGTTACCGCCGAGGTCGAGCTCACATCGGACCCGCGGCTCACCCGGCCGAGGGCCCGGGGCGATCACGCGGCTCCGACGGCCGTGCTGATCGACGCCGACGTGCGGCGCGTCCAGGAGGCGGGAGGCACGGCGGTGACGACACGGGCACCGGTGCTGCTGATCGTCGACGTGGACGCGGCCCCTCCGGGCCGGACGGCCGGTGGGCGGGGGCCGTCACCGTGGCTCGGCCTGCTGCCGTCGACGCGGCTGCGGGTCAGTGCCCGGCTGGCGCCCGCGATGACGGGCGGCGACCGGATCGCGGCGGTGCTGCGGGTGCGGGACCAGGGCGAACCGGAAGTGGTGGGAGAGCCCTCGGGGCCGCAGCGGCTCGCCGGGCGGCTGCGCGCCGGGCTGCGCGAGGCGACCGACGGACTGCCGGCGGACGCCCGGGCGCTGCTGCCGGGGCTGGTCGTGGGGGACACCTCGCGGATCACCGAGGAGTTGGAGGAGGCGTTCAAGGAGACCGACCTCACACACACGCTGGCCGTGTCCGGTGAGAAGTTCGCGTAGGGGGGTGCGTTACAGGGAGGGAAGATCGTTGCGCGTGAGGGAGGATCAAGGCTCTGAGCTGCGGTTACTCTCCCGCAACCTCGTCGATCAGCTGGAGTATGTCGTCGAGGCGGGTCCGCAGTCGCTCAATCATGAGGATATGGCCGGCGGTCGGAAGCTGGGCGAGATCCTCGGATCGTGCGTAGTCGAGATCGCGGCGGGCGAAGTCGATGCGCGATCGCTGGACATCAGTGAGGGCCCCCAGGGTCTCGCGGGACTGCTCGTCGGTCATGCTGTGCCACCTGCCGGGCGTGCGTGGGGGGACGGGAGGTGTGGGGGGCCGTCCGCAATGGTCATCTGCTTATTGCCGCAGGTCAATAGGGGGATGATCACGTCACCCGAACGGACGTTTTAATCTGCGAAACCTTGCGCGAGGTACGGTTCCCTCCCTCGGCGTGATCATTCAATGTAGGCCAACCCCTACAGACATTCGATCATGAACCCGTAACGGTTGCTGAGTGCCCTCAGCCTCGCCCCCGCCCGACTGGGTCCTCCAGCGACGTCGGCAGGTGGGCGAGCGCATACGCGCCGCAAGGATCCGGGCCAACCTCACACAGGAACGCGTGGCGTTAGCCGCCGAGATCGACCGGCCGTCCGTGGTCCGCATCGAGCAGGGTCAGCAATCCCCCACCCTGGACACCCTCATCCGGCTCGCCGACGCGATCGGTGTGCCCCTCGCCGAGCTGGTGGCGTGATGGGCGGCTGCCCTGGTAAATCCTTGGCACGGGCAGCCGCCCCCTTCGGATGGAAGGCCGACACCGACGAGGGTGTCCCCCTGGCTGGCAGCCAGGAGCTTGGATGAGCGGCCCGTCCCGCAGGGGATTTCCGGGGCGGGCCGCTCGGGAACCGGTGCCGGCGCGATCGGCGACGCACCGGCACCGGGGGTCAGCGCCCCAGGCCGACCGGTGCGGTCTGCCGGGGCACGGCGGGGCGGCAGGGTTCGAGGTGCCTGTAGACCGTGATGCCGGGGCCCGTGGCCACGTCGATGGACTGTTCGTCGTAGGCCTCGCCCTTGCGGATCAGTTCGTCACAGTGGGAGCAGTACTTCACAGCCACCCCCGGCGCAGGAAGAGGCGCAGCAGCGCCTTGCCGGTGTCACAGGTCTTGCTCCCCTTGCACGGCTCGCACTTCTCCAGCGTGTGGTCGAACAGCGCAAGGTACGAGTACTCGCCCACATGGCGCCGACAGCCCCGGGGGAACCAGCGCATCGGCGATGCGGTTCCGTCGACGTCGGCCATGCGCTCGCCGAGGTCTACAGCCATCTCGCCGGTGAGCGGCTCCTCATGGCGGTCCCAGACGCATACGCGGCCCTCGACCTGGGCGTCGGTCAGCGTGGCCAGGTCGGGCACGGCCAGCTCAGCTATGGCCCGTGGGGTGGTCCCTGCGGTGGTGCTGCTCATCTGCTACCCCTCGTGGATCTCGGCCCAGATTTCCGGGACGTCCGTCGTGTCGCAGCTCCCCCACCGATCCGCGCTGGAGAGTGCGGGCATGACGGCCCGCCACGTGGATTGGTCCTGGGGGTCTGGCGCTGCGCTGTGGAAGCGGAGGCGGCCCTCCAGCACGAGCAGGTGGACAGGCTCGTCAAGGGCCCGTTCCAGCGCGGCTCGTAAAGCCGCTGCTCGCAGACTGATAGGCACGACACATCCCCACTCTCGTGCGAGAGAATGACTCTCGTACGAGAGTAGCGAGAGCAGCACTACTCTGTCACGCAGGTCACACAGAAGGGAGGCGGACAGTGAGCAACACCGAGCCGCCGCTGTACCTGCGCGTAGCTGACGAGCTGCGCGCCCTCATCACAACCGGCGAACTCGCACCCGGCGCCCGCCTCCCATCCGTCGCCCAACTCATCCAGCAGTACGGCGGCAGCAACAGCGTTGCCTCACGGGCCTACAAGACCCTCGTGGACGACGGCCTGGTCGTCTCCCGGCACGGCGTCGGCCACTACGTCCGCGGGCCCGAGACACCCGAACTCCTCGTCCGCCAGCACCGACGCCGCAGCGAGGACAGCCCCTTCGCGCAGGGCGCTGCCGAACAGGGCGCGGTCGGGACGTGGCGGCACGAGTCCACCACCGAGCAGGCCAGCGAACCCGTGGCCGCCCGGCTCGGCATCACGACCGGCGACCCGGTCATGCACACCAGCTACGTGTACCTCGCCGACGACCGGCCCGTGCAGCTCGCCGAGTCGTGGGAACCCCTCGCCCTCACCGGGCAATCGCTCGTCGCCCTGCCCGAGGTCGGGCCGTACGCCGGCGTCGGCGTGGCCGCGCGGATGCGGGTCCTCGGCATCGAGGTCGGCGACCCGGTCGAGCGGGTGCGTTCCCGTATGGCCACCCGGCAGGAGGCGCAGGCCCTCGGCATGACCCCACCCGGGCCGGTGCTGTTCGTCGAGCGGACCTACTACGACCAGGCCACCGGCCGCCCGGTAGAGACGGCAGACGTCGTCATGCGCGGAGACCGGTGGGTGGCCATCTACGGGCAGGCGCCGGCAGGGAACTGACTCTGGACATGACGAAGCGGCCCCGCCCTCCCGAAGGAGAACGGGGCCGCTTCACAGTCTCGTCACGGGTACTGGCGGCGGTACGGATCCAGGCCGGCGGACAACAGGCCGCCACCACTGTCGGGTTCGTCCGGAGGCGGGGCGCCGTCACGGCGGCATACGCGGGCGTCAGGGTCCCAGCTGGGAGCCTGGAGGGAGTAGCCGTCGGGGCAGGTCTGGCCGTCCTTGCCGTCCCTGCCGTCCTTGCCGTCGACGCCGTCGCGGCCGTCCTTCCCCGGGGGACCGCTCGGGCCGGGAACTGTCGAGTCAGCGCCTGGTGGACCGGACGGGCCTGGCACGGTCGAGTCAGCACCGTCTCGGCCGGGCGCCCCGTCCTGGCCTGGCTCGCCCGGCGTTCCCGGGGCCCCCGCGCTGCCCGGCTCGCCGTCGGCGCCCGGTGAGCCGTCCTGGCCCGGCCGTCCGGGGTCGCCCTTCTGGCCGGGGATGGGTACGGGCACCTCGGCCCGCTCGGGTAGATCGTCCACGGCCTCAGACGGGTCGGGAGCGACGGGAGTTTGCCCCTCGCTACGCACCTGCGCCCGCAGCTGCCGCACGTCCGTCGCGAGAGTCGAGACGGCCTCGCCACGGCGGTTCGCCTCAGCGACCGCCTCATGCCGTGCGGTCGCCTCGGCGTCGATGCGTCCCCAGATGATGACGACCGCGCCGGACAGGGCGACCAGCCAGCACAGCAGCGCCACCGGGCGCCAACGCCGGGCAAGGGCCCGCTCTGTCCGGGTCACGGATGTCCTCCGGGTGGGATGAGTGCGCGGAGCCGGGCGATCTCCGCTTGGTCAGCGGCCCGGAGTGCGGACAGTTCGGCGAGCTTGGCGTTCAGCTCGGTCCGCTCGGCTTTCAGGGCGTCGCGTTCCTCTTGCAGGTCGTTGGTGAGCGAGCTGTAGCCAGTGACGGCGTTCTCGCCCCGCTTCCCGAGGTACGCCACCACGGCCGCGGCGACTGCGCCTATGCCCACGAGCAGGCTGCCGAGGGTGGTGGCGTCCAAGGTGGCTCCCTACAGGTCGCGCGGCAGAGAGCGGGTCGGGCTGGACGTCGGGCGGTTGGGCACGGCCCAGGTGATGCCCCAGGCGCCGAGGATGGCCAGGACGATGGTGACGCCCTCGCCGGTGGTGACCACGCTGTCCTGTGCGGCGGTGACGGCGGCCGTGGCCCCGGCCGCGACGCCCGCGACGATCGACTTGGCGATGCTGGAGAGTCTCATGGTCAGTCCTTCACGGTGAAGCCGTAGGCGTTGCCCAGGCGTGTCAGGGATTCCTTGCCGAAGTAGCCGTCCGCGGCCTGGCCGGGCTGGCGCCCGCGGAATCCGCAGCGCTCCTGCCACTCCGAGACGGCCGGCCGCGTGCGGGAGCCGAGGGAGCCGTCAACCCACCGCTTCGCGAGCAGGCCCGCCTTGTACAGCGCGGTCTCGACGATGAGGCCCTCGGCCTTGTACGTGGTGCCGCCCTGGGGCAGGCCCGGGTCGCGGCGCTGCGCTGCCTGAATGTGCGCCAGCGAGACGGACGGCTTCTTCGTGCCACCCGGCGCGGGGGCGGCAGGCTTCCCGGCCCGCTTGAGGATCTCGGGCAGCAGCTCGGCGCGGAACTGCGCGGCGCGCTTCTCGCCCGGGCAGGCGGTCCCGGACGGCGACCACTGGGGGAACATGCGGTGGATGCCGTAGCCGGGGTCACTGCCGCTGCGGCACGCCCGCAGGGGGACGGCGTGGGTGCGGTGGGCCCACACGCCGAGGTCGGCCAGGGCGTCGAGCTGCTCGTCCGTCCACGGGTCGGAGGCCTTGGTGTTGGAGGCGGTCTCCACGCTGATCGCGCCGGAGCCGTCCGCGCGCAGGTTGGCCTGATAGTTGGCGTCGGCGCGGGTGGTGGACGACAGGTACTGGCCGAGGCTGCCGTCGAAGTCCACACCGAAGTGGCTTTCGAGCGACGTGCTCTTCGCCCAGTACGCGTACAGGCGGTGCTCGTCCCACGGCGCAACGATGCTGTGAAAGATCATCTGCGTGGGACGGATCGACGGCTGGTCACGGGACTCGGGCTGCAGCTCCAGCCGGACGGCGTTCTTGTACCAGGCCATCAGCTGCTCGCCTCCTGCTCTGTGTTGGAGGCGGCCACGACCGCCCAGTTCTTCGCCTTCCACAGGTCGTCGAGCGCCTTGGTCACCTCCGGCCCGGTCAGCGTCTCGGCGAGACGGTGCGCGAGGGCATGGAACGGCCTGCTCACCTCCTGGAGGTGTGCAGGGAGGTGGTCGAAGCGGAAGTTGCCGAGCATCTGGGCTGTCGCGGGGTGGATCGTTGCGGCCATGAGGCCTCCAGACATGAGAAAGGCCCCGGCCAAACGGCACGGGGCAGGAAACGATCAGGATCTAGACGAGGATGAAGTCGGCGTGCAGGCGCAGGTTCGCCCCCTGGCCCGTAGGCGCCGTGGCGTCCCCCCGGATCAACGAGCCGTTGGACGTGCGCAGCGTGCACACACCGTCGTTACCGATGACGAACCCGCCGCCGGCAGTCCCGTCGTCCCACGAGCCGTTGAGCGTGCCGTTGTTCGGCCGCCACCCCACGGGCACCGTGCAGACGGCGGTGTCGGGCACGTTGCCGCCAGTCACGGCGATGTCCGCGCCGGTGCGGTGCATGTAGATGTCCAGCGTGACGTTCTTCCCCGAGCGCTGCCCACGGAAGTCGTTGACGGCGAACCCGGTGGCGGCGACGAGCCCAGCATCGGTGGTCACCGCGTCGACGCCGTCGTTCAGCCTCCCGGCCGTGATCAGCATTCCCGGCTGCCACAGGGTCACAGCAGGCCTCCTAGAGAGCGACGATGGTGGGCTTGGCGAGACGGACGTCCGTCCCCGCCGGGTGGGCCTTGACGATGCCGTTCCGGCTGCGGGCCACAGAGAACCGCTGCGGGTTCACGATCTGGACGTTGTCGAACCGGATCTGAGGGTTGACCGCCGTGCTGCCGGTGTTCGCGAAGGACCTGGTACCGATGCCGGCCGCGGCCGACAGCGCCGAATCGGTCGCCTGGACCTGCCAGGTCTTCGGCTCCGGACTGGTCGCAAGCCACACCTTCGCCCGCAGTGTCGTGCCCTGCGCCTGGAGACGGATTCGGTAGAACGTGCCCGCCGTGTGCGTCAGTCCACTGGTGAAGGTGGCCAGCTGCGTCTCGACGTTCGCCACCCGCTTGCGCAGGGTCAGCACGATTCCGGCGGCCGTGGTGAAGTCGATTCTGGCGCCATACCAGTTGGCGTTGTCGGCTGCGCGGATGACCGGGCCACCGAACAGGCTCGCCCCGGCAGCCACGACCGAGGTGGCGACGTCGATGTACAAGTCGACGTCCGGGCCCGGCGCCGGCACAAGGGTGAGGTGCGCGATGCCCGTGGCCGGCTGCGCGACAGCGCCGTAGCCGGATCCGACGGAGAAGTCCGCGGCGTTGCCCACGGTGCTCCAGGCCTGCCCGGAGTCCGCCGTCCCCCAGCCGCCCGCCATGGTCCGGCCGAAGGCGTCCCGCACCGAATCCGCGATTGCCGTAGCCGTCATCACCTCCCCGCCCGCCTGGATGTCCATCGGAAAGTCGAACGGGCTGCCGCCCGCCGGCCGAAGCGTGACCTGGTGCGCCCACAGCACATCCGCGGACGGCGGGAAGTTGGACACCGTCGGGGCAGCGTTCGCGGTGAGCGCTCCGGCCGGCGCCGTGGCGGTCAGCTCGAACCACGTCCACGTGTCGGCCGTGACCGTGATTCCGTTGGCGCTGGTCGACAGGTATGAGCCGCCCGCCTGGAACCAGTTGAGGTTGAGGTTCACGGTCCTGCTCGTGGCGCAGCGGAGCCAACCGGACACCACGTACTGCTGACCTGCGGTGACCGGCACCGTCGCGCTGCCCGCGTTCGGGAACTGCGCCACTCCATCGGGGGTGAACCGCATGGCCCACGCGCCCTGGAAGGGCTTCGGCTCTGGCGCGGCCACGCGCTCGATGACGCCCCCGTTGCCGAACCAGCCCGACAGGTCGGTCGCGAAATCGGGGTTGGTGTTCAGCGCCGGGTTGGCGCTGATCCACACGGGCTCGACGGGGGTGTCCACGTACACGCTGGTGTCCGTCGTCCCGATCGCCGCGGCGGTGCGGGACAGGTCGGTGTCAGCCCGGGCACGCTCCGGGTCCTCAACCGCTCCCACCTCCCACGGGGCGCCAGGCGTGCAGTTGTACACGATGTCCCACTGGAACTCCGACGCCCAGGTCTCCTCGTAGCCCTCCACGATCAGCTCGATGTCGCCGGGGGCGAGCCACCGGGGCGGATTCCGGATGACGATCTTGTCGCCGACATCGGTGGCGAGGATCTGTTCCGCCAGCTCGGGCGCTTGGTGCACCATCACGTGCACCTGCGGATAGCGGCGCCCCTCGTACGTGCCCAGGTGCAGCCGCCAGTAGGCCTGCGGGCCGGCCTGCTCGTCGTCGTGCAGGTTCAGCGTGACCGATGTGTCGTACGGGCCGACCCCGTTCGGCGGCGCCTGTACCGACAGCGCCCCCTCTTCAAGGACCGCGCGTGCCGACGAGCCGCCCGTGCGGGAGACCGTGACGTCGTTCGCCGTGGCGTCGTCGTCTCCGGTCGGCTCCAGCGGGGGCGCCAGCCCGGGCGCGGCGTAGTCCAGCACGAGGGCCGGACGCTGGTTGTACATGCCGGCGCGGTCCCGGTAGCGCAGCGCGGGCCGCTCGCGGTCCTCGTAGAGGATCCCGCCGTCGGCGTCGGCCGCGTCCTGGAGCAGGTTGAGGATCGCGTCCGGGCGCTGCGGCCCGACCGGTTCCTGCTCGGCCACGACACCGCACACGGTCAGTGGCAGGTTCTCCTCGGCGGCCAGGCGGCGCATGCGCTCGCCCGACGTCTCGCCCGTCCATGCCTCGATGGCGCCCTGGTAGGCGGTGAATCCGTTACCGCCTACCCAGGGCGCCCACGCGGAGATGTGCCCGAGCGCCAGGCCGTCGAGGTTGGAGGAGTAGCCGTCGGGTGGGGAAGCGACGGCCGTTGGGCGGCCGACGGTCCCGGCGAAGGTGCCGCTGGCTGCGCCGGCGTCTCCGCCGACGTCGGTGAAGATGAGCTGCCAGTCGACGTTGGCGCCGTCCTGGTTCACCTCGAACCGGACCTGGATCCACTGGCCGAAGAGGTCCGGGCCGGTCGCGAAGTTGTTGCTGAACACCGTGGTGCCGTCGTCGTCCTTGCCGATGATGCGGATCTCGGTGTCGCGCTGCTGGATGTACCACTCGCGCACCGTGCCCGTGGACAGGATCCGCATGTAGGTGTTCAGCGTGGTGTTGGCCTGGTCGAGGCGGTAGATCCACTGCACCTGCCACGACGTCTGTGCCGTGGCCGGGGCCGGAATCCGGCCGTACATCATGGGCAGTTCGCCGCCACCCGACGCGAGCACCGGCAGCGGGTTCGATGAGGGCAGACTGTCCGCGCTCGCCCAGTCCACGCGCGACAAGGACAACGGCCGGACACCAGCGATCGGCGACGCCGCCTGGGTGGCGGTCTGCCCGTCCTCCATCGGCCAGTACGCCAGCGGCCCGTACGACGGGATACGGCGGCGCAGCGTGGAGTCCAGGGCCTTGGTGCCGCGGCCGAGGCGGCGCAGAATGCCCGCAGTCTGGGCCTCCACCCACACGTGCTTACCGGAGGGGTGCCAGCGGGTCGGGTACGCGGCCAACTCGTGCGAGAGCCGCGTGCGGCGGTTGGTGATGGAGGCACCCCCGTTCACCGTCCACGTGCGGCCCGCCGAGTCCACGAACGAGGCGGTGCCGGGCGCCTGCGCGGTGAAATCGGGCGCGGCGACGACCACACCGTTGATCCCGTTGCGTACTTCCGCCTTGTGGATGCGCCCCAGAGCCTCGGTAAACACGAAGTCCGTGGCGTCCCCGACCTTCAGCGCGGTGGCGGTGTTGGCGATCGAGGTGGTGCCGGCCTGCACGACCGGAGAGCCGAGCTGTGTCCAGGGCCCGTCCAGCCCGGGCGCGGTGTAGAAGGTGATCGTCCTGCCTGCGGCGCCGTTGTCGACGTCCAGCGTGGCTCGCAGCGCCAGGCGCCCGCCGGCCGGGATGGGCAGGGGCACGGACTGGGCGTTCAGGATGGCCGTGCCGTCCTGCGACCACCGGAACAGCAGCGTGTCGTTCAGGGTGCCCAGCAGCCAGGACCGGCCCGAACCGCTGTACTTGGCGAACAGGTCGAAGATGCCGGTGGTGCCCGGGAGGGGCTGCAACCAGTTCAGCAGGGTGAGGTCCACGCGGACGTCGATGTCGCCCGTGATGTCGAGGGCGGCGGCGTCAGGGGTGGACGCGTCGCCGCCGTTCTCGGGGATCTCCAGGAACGTGGGGCCGGACCGCAGCGAGAGCCGGAAGGGCGTGTTCCTGCCGAACTGGCCGTAGTACGGGCCCATGGGGTTGTCGGGGGAATACCTCCCGTCGGTGTTGTTGAGCAGGGGCCGCAGGTCGGACGGGTCCACGCGGGCACCCTGGTCCTGGCGCCCGCGCGTGTGCGTCAGTGCCTGCCGTTTGAGGATCTTGCCGGTGGCGTCCACCCACACGCCGCCGATGTGCAGCTCACCGCGCAGGTTCAGCTCCACGGCGTCCCCCTTACTTCCGTCCTCGCCCGAAGGTCTTCTGCACGTCGCCGCCGCCCTTGACTGAGACGACCTCGCGGATGATGTGCGTCAGGAGCATCTCGACCCGGCCAGCCGATCCGGGCCGGACCTCCAGCACGATCGGCTCCCGCCGCCCCACACCACTCAGCGCCACCCCGCCCGGCATCGCGCCAACACCGGGTGCGGCCAGGTCCGGCACGGCCGGAGCGGGCAGGCTGTCCATGACCTTGCGCAGGTACGGCAGCTGGTCCGTGATGCCGCGGCCGAAGTCGCCCGCGAGCGCCCGGCCGGAGTGCAGCGTGTAGCCCTTGCCCGAGAACGGGCCTTCCTTCGCGGGGCTGAACGGGAAGAAGTTCCGGGCGGCGGACACGACGCCGCTCGCCGCGTTCTTCACGCTGCCGAGCATGCTCTTGATGCCGTTGATGAAGCCCTGGATGAGCGCGCGGCCCGCACCGCGCAGCAGCCCGCCGAGGTTGCCCAGTGCCGACCGTGCCCGCCCGGGCAAACCCCGCACCAGAGACACGAACGCGACCGCCTTCTCAGCCGCGACCTGGCGGAAGCGCGTGAAGGCGTTCGAGGCGGCCGACCGCAGGGTGCCCGCGAGTCCGGCGATCGCCGAGCCGACCCGGCGCGGCAGCCCAGTCATCCAGGCCACCAGTTCGAGGTTCTTGCGGATCGCCCAGTCCTTCGCGGCCCCGAACCAGCCCGCGACCTTGCCCGGGATCTTCGACAGCCAGTTGATCGCCGCCATGATCCCGTCGACCGCGGCCAGAATCGCGACCTTCACCGCCGCCCACACGGCCTGCACGACCGCCCGGAAGGTCTCCGACTTCTGGTAGGCGACGACGACGATGGCGACCAGGGCCACGATCGCGGCGATGACCAGGCCGACTGGGTTCATCATCATCACGGTGTTGAGGAGCCCTTGCGCGATCGCCCAGCCGCGCGTGACGGCCGCGGCGATCCGCGTGTACAGCGTGTAGGCCTTGACCGCCAAGCCGATCGCTACGAACCCGGTAGCGATGCCCGTCAGCACGCCCGGGGGAATCGTGTTGATCAGCGTCGCGAGCCCAACCGCGATCGTGGCCGTGATCCCGATCAGCGGAGACAGCGCCGAGACCACCTGAAGCGCCGCAGACGCCAGCGTGCCGAGCGTCTGGCCACCCTCGCGCGCCAGCTGCATGAAGGTCGCGAAGCCCTGACTATCGCCCAGCGACGAGCCCCAGTTCGCGAAGGCGGCCGTCATCTTGACCAGGCCGCCGGTCATGCCGTCCGAGACCGGCAGGAACGCCCCGAGCAGCCCGCCGAACCCCACCGCCAGGTTCTTGATCACCTGGAGGAAGTTCGACAGCGCGGGCCCGGCGGCGGCCGCCATGTCGGCGGCCCACTCTTTGAAGCCTGCGGACTTGACCCCGGCTCCGACCTCGTCGAGGAAGCCGGAGAACGCGGATGCCGCCGCCTTCACGAACGGAGTGAGCGTGGGCAGCAGCCCCCGAAGGATCTGGATGCCCTTGGTGAAAACCGGCATCGTCGTGCCGCTCAGGCCATCGGACCAGGCCTTGAAGTCCCCCTTGAGGCCGACGAACGCCCGGGCGGTCTCCTGCGTGGCCGGCGGCAACTGCTTGAGGGCGTCGGTGTACGCCTTCTGTTTCTCCGCAGCGTCAGCAGCCCCGGAGGCAGCAGCCTTCTGCGCCTCCTCGGCCAGCGTCGCAACGTCTTGAACAGCCGTCCACTGCTGGCCCGCAGCCAGGGTGAACGCCTTCACAGCGATGCCCGCGGCGGCTGCACCGGCTGCAATACCGCCGAGCGCGGCCCCCACCGCAGCGACCGCGGGCACTCCCACGCCGAGAGCAGCGACCGCCGCACCGACCGCCCGCACGGCCGGCGCCGCCAGCTCCGCATGCGCGCGGATGCCGTCGGCCAGGCCCCGGCCGGCCGCCTCGCCTTCGGAGATGAACCGGCCGCGGATGTCCCGCAGGCGGCCGTCGGTGTCGCGCTGGAGGCCGCGCATGCGCAGCCGGGCCGCGTCCAGACCCCGCGTGAACCCGGAGTCGTCGGCCCGGATGAAACCGACCAGCTCCCCGATGGTCAGGGCCACGATGCACCCCCCATCGGCGCCCGCCGGGCGCGCTATTCAGTTGTCGTGCTGATCACCGGTGCAGGGCCGCCCGGATCTGGGCGTCGTCGTCGATGACGGACACGAAGTCCTTGGAGACCTGCCGCCATACGGCGTCGCCGCTGAGGCCGCTGAGCAGGCTGTAGAAGCGGCGCCGGGTCAGGCGCGCGATGTCTTCCGGCTTGAGCTGGTACTCCCGCTGGAAGTCCGCTTCGATCGCCCACCACCAGCGGCGGACGGCTTCGCGGGTGCGCTCCTGCGTGCCGCTCGGTTCGGCCCCTTCGGGCCCACCGTTTTTCCCTCGCCGCCACCGCTCCGAACCAGCTCCAGCGCCTCACCGAAGGACAGGTCCCTGCCACCGGCCTGCGCCATGCCCCACGTGAGCACGGTCTGGAACTCCGTGGCTCCCATCCCGGCCTGCACCCACTCGGCCATGACGTCAGCGCCGAAGAGGAGCTCGACCAGCTCGGCAACGTCCTCTTCCCTCTCGGAGTCGCGCAGCTCCTCGATGCGCCGCTCCATCGCCAGCGGCATATCCGTGGGCACCTGCACCTCGACGCCGCGGATGACCTCCGTACGGCCGCCGGACACCTCGGCCCAGAACGCGTCCCACGTCTCGTGCCCAGCAGCCGTGGGCCTGCGTGCGGGGCTCATACCTTGGCCACCGTGGTGTTCGCGCCGGAGCGGGTGAACGTCGCCGACCACGACGTCTTGTCGTTGTTGCCGCCGCCCTCGTCGCCGAGGTTGACGTGCGCCGTCCACACCTGCCAGTTCGCGTCGTCCTTGTGCGCGAACCGGACCCGGCCGAGGGAGTCCTCACCGAGCCGCTCCGACAGGGCCTCCACCATCGCCTGACCCGGGTCCAGCGCGCCCGTGACGTCGTCCCGCAGCCGAAAGCCCTCGATCTCCAGCTGCTTGCCGAGCTGCATCTTCTGCGACTCAGCCTGGCCCTCGGACGCGAAGGTCGTGGTGTCGGTCGTCTCCTCCTCGTGGCTCTTGGAGAAGGTGTTGATCCCGTCGATCAGGATCCACGTGTTGGGCGTCGCGAAGTCCTCGATTTCGAACTCCACGTCGCGCGCGTTGTACTTCTGCAACGCCATGGGGGCGCCTCCTTCGGGCATGACGAACTGCCCGCAGCGCTGCCGCCCGGGCTACAGGTGAGGTGGGTCAGATGCGGTGCGCGGAGACGTTCCTGATCTCCATGCGGAAGTTGCAGACGTGCTCGTGCCGGCCGTTCTCGTCGCGCCCTAGAGAGGCGGGGCCGCCCTGGAGCGCGATGGACAGGATCAGCCGGGTGCCGTCCGGCAGCGTGACCGGACCGAGGCCGTGCATCTCGTCACGGATCGCCTTGCAGCGCTCCCGGGACACGCGCGGGTCGCTGGTGCCGCGCACGCGGACCTGCACGCGGGGCTCGTCGTAGCCGAGCTTCGCGTCCGGCTCGCGGGCGTCGTCGTACGCGGTCAGTACGACCGCTTCGTCCGGCGTCTGCGGCATGGCGTCGAGGAAGCAGTCCCCGCCCGGGCCCGTGAGGTCGTAGGTGAGCAGGCTCTTGTTCTGGAGGTGGCGGGCGAGGCCGTCCAGGAGGTCAGCCACGCAGCCACCTCCGCAGCGGTACGGCCATCAGCCGCAGCATGACGTCCTGGGAGTCGTTTATGGCGCTCTCCAGGTACTTCGCGCGCCGCCCGGGCAGATGCTTCCAGGTCAGCTCTTCGTGCTGGCGCCGGGCGTAGATCGTGTCGTAGGAGATCGAGCCGTTCAGGCCGTCGACGTCGACCTTCCCGGACCGCTCCAGCGTGCCCTCGTCCAGCGGCACTCGGGAGTTGGAGACACCGAGGGTGAACTCCAGGGCCTCGCGCAGTCCCTCAGAGGCGAGGCGCCGACCCCGGGAGGTCCACAGGCGGCTGCCCTGCCACTGCATCCGCGTGTACTGCGTCATAGGAGCTGCACCTCCAGGTGGTCCGGGAGCGGCAGCCCGCCGCCGTCGTGCCGTGCCTGGTCGATGACGGTCGTCTTGCGGCCGTCAGGCAGCGTGACGCGGGACTCCGGCGGGGCGTCGACGACGTCCAGGCGGCAGAAGAACCGTGAGGAGCTGACGACCTCGCGGCCGTCCGGGGCACGCACGAGCCGGTTCTTCTCCTCGAGGAAGCACCGCACCGTCACCGGGGCGCCGTACAGCGCACCAACGGCGCTGTTGCCCTCGTACGGCTCCACGGTCACCTGGTGGCGCAGCCACATGCCGGGGAGCTTCACCAGGTCACCACCGCTCCCAGCTGGAAGATGTCGCAGGTCAGATCGGCGGAGCCGAGGACGTCGCCCACCGCCGGGGCGATGTCGCGCGCCGGGGAGGCGTTGCCCGAGACGTTGGTGACCGACCGGGACAGCTGCGCGGAGCCGAGCGAGACGCTGCCCCATCCGGCCGCGGCTGCCCCGGTGGAGTCGCCGATCTCGTCGAACCACTCGGACTGGGCGCAGGTTGCTTCCCGGAAGGCCTGCCGCACCGTGGCGTTCGAGGGGTAACCGTCGGCGTCCACCTCGTACCAGCACAGCCGGAAGACGTTCGCCTCCAGGAACCTGGAGGCCTTCGCCAGAAGCGCGTCGATGTCCGACGGCGGGGCCTGCCCGGTGAACTCCTGGTAGTCCGCCGATGTGGCGTAGATCCTGGCCACCGGGCACCCCCTCGCTACTCGGTGGAGCCGTACTGCTCGATGAGCTGGTCCTTGGTCAGCTCATCGAGGCCGCCCGTCTCCGGGTCGACGGCCTGGGCATAGGTGAGCCACTCGGCCTTGGACGCGGAACGGGCCGGAGGCTTGATCTCCTCCGGCCCGTTGCCGCTTCCCTCACCATCCCCAGGCGGGTCCTGCTCCCCCTCGTCGGGGGCGTTCACCAGCTGCACGCCGTAGAAGTCGGCGTCCAGGGCGCCCAGCTCGTCGGCCAGGGCCTTGTCATCGGTCTCGAACCGGCCGTCGACGAACCGGACCTTGCCCGACGGGCAGTGCACCTGGAGCTGCTGGTACTTGTCGTTACGGAACTCGTACGTCATCAGATGTCCTCTCGGGGTCAGGCCGTGGCCAGGCCGGTGATCTTGCCGTGTGCGCGCTCGTTGCCGTAGTACAGCCCGACCTCGCCGTACAGCTGCGTGCGGTCCTTCGCGCCCGTCCGCGCGAGCGGCTCCGCGAAGAAATGCCCCTTGCCGGGGATCTCCTGGAACACCGGCATGCACTGCTCCAGTGACGCCACCGCGACCGCGTCGGCCGGCATGTGCCGGTCCAGCATGATGTTGAGCGTGCCGAAGTCGGTCTCGATCGTCTGGACGCGGACGCCACCGACGGTGCGGGACGCCTCCTCATAGTTCTTGTCCGTGATGAAGATCTTCGTCAGGGCCCGCTTCTGGACGCTGCCGCAGATCAGGGTCGCGGTGTCCGACTCCTGGATGCCGCCGTTGTCCCACACCGACTGGAGCAGGTCCAGGACCATGTCCTCCGTCAGGGCGACAGCCCCACCAGCCACCACGTTCGTGACGATCGCTTCCAGCAGGCCGCGCGTCTGCCGGGCGACCGTGTTGTCCGCCGGCTTGTTGTACACGCCGCGCAGGAAGCTGTACTCGATGTCGCGGACCATCTGCTTGAGCATCTGCTCGATCTGCCAGTCCGCCTCGTTGGTCACGGGGTTGGACTCGGCGTTGTTGATGCCCGACTTCGCCTGCACCGCGGCGAGCTTGGTGTAGGACACCTCCACCGTCTCGTGGTGGATCTGCACGATGTTGTCGACGTTCGCCCGCACCCGCTCCTGGCCGGTCGGCGCGTCCGCGCCCTCCAGCTTCGCGTTCTGGCCGGCGGCGCGCAGGTCGTACGTCTGCCACTCGAACTCGATGCTGTTGGTCTGTCCGCCGCCGGTCAGGCCGCCGATCGCGCTGAAGAACGGCGTGTCGGCCGGGGTGAGGCTGTGGAGGATGCCCGTGTAGTTGGGCAGGTTGTACGTCGTGCCGAGCCCGGTGATACCGGCCATGGCCACTCTCCTTCAGGGGTGATGGGGCGCGGCCACAGCCGGGCCCGGGTCTACTGCTGCGCGGCGAGGCCGGGCAGCTTGGAGCTCTCCAGGCGCATGACCTGGCGCCAGTTGCCGTCGGCCTTGGCCTGGGCGATCTGCTGGTCGAGGGTCGGGGCCTGGTGGCCGGAGCCGCCGCCGAGGTCGCCGCCGGATCGGCCGGGGCCCTTGGCGGGGGCGAGCTTGGAGAACTTGTCGACGGCGGCCTTGATGGCCTTGTCGTCGACCGCGCCGTCCTTGTCGAGGAACTTCGAGACGTCGATGAACTCGGCGAACTCGCTGAGGTCGACGCCCGCCCGTGCGGCTGTGGCTTCGAGCCGGGCCTGAGCGATCTGCGGCGCAGCCTCGGAGAGAGCGGCCGTGCGGCCCTGCTTCTCCGCTGCAGCTACGGCTTTCTCCTGCTCGGTCATCTGGGCGGCCTTGAGCTGCTCCAGCTGGTCGGCGGCGCTCTTGTTGTCCTTGGCGCGCTGCTCCCACTTGCGTGCCTCGGCCTTCCAGTCCGGCTCAGCACCGCCCGTGGGGGGCGTGGGGGCCGGAGGAG